TTGCTTACCGACACAAAATTAAGAAAAGCTCTTGGCAAAAAGAGAGACCAGATCGAGGTCATATCGGACGCTCATGGTCTGAATGTCCGGTTGTCTACTTCCGGCAGTATAACATTCTTTTACCGCTACAGATGGAACGGGAAAGCCGCTCAGCTAACGATTGGCGATTATCCCACCACCTCCTTATCTCAAGCTCGCGAACGTAGACAGCAGTTCAGGGCCTGGTTGACAGAAGGACTCGATCCGAGACGGCAAACAGTTCTGGAGAAACAGAAAAAAGTCGAAGCGCTCACTGTTAAAGAGGCTTTCGATTACTGGGAAAAGTATTACTGCATCCCTGAAGGTCTTGTGAAAATCAAGGTTAACCGGCGGGACTTCAATAACCATATAGCGCCTGTGCTGGGGAACATGATTGTTGATCAGACCACTAAAGCGCACTGGCTTAACCTTTTTGATGGCATGGGGCGAAGAGTTGTCACTGGTCAGATGCTTGGGCTGATGCAGCGTACGTTCCGTTTTTGCTCCAATCGAGGGGTAATTAATGTGAACCCAATTGAGAGCCTTAGGCGCTCTGACGTAGGTCTCACAGCATCCGTAAAAGATCGCAGATTGAGTGATGAGGAAATCAAAACAGTTTGGAACATCCTTCCTGAATTGAAATACAGACAACAGCTGATAATGAAGTTTCTCATCATGACTGGCTGCCGGAGTACGGAGATCAGGACAGCAAGATGGGAGTGGTTCGATTTCCATGAGCAAACGTGGACCATTCCGGCAAGCGATTATAAAACCGGGAAATCGGTCAGAAGGGCACTTCCCGAGGCAGTAGTAAGAATGATGTTAGCAGAGAAGGAAACGTCAGTTTCAAAACACGTTGTGACACTGTCACGCTACAGGGGGCCAGAAGATGACAGACCGCCACTACAACCAAACGTCGCTCTGTTTTCTGCTCAGATTATAGCTAAAACAGGCATGAAGCCCTGGTCTCTCCATGACCTCAGACGAACAGTGGCGACACGCCTTTCTGAATTAGGTGCGCCGCCACATGTTGTGGAAAAACTGCTTGGCCATCATATGGCAGGTGTCATGGCACGTTATAACCTGCATGATTATCTGGATGATCAGCGTCACTGGCTTGCTGTTTGGCAGGATCACCTTGAGAAGCTGGTTGGTCAGCCTCTGGTTTGATCCCCACGTTATCTTCCCAGGCCAACAAGTCTGAAAGTCTCCACCTTTTAGGGCTGCCATTTATTTTAGGCTGCGGGAATGGCTGAGCAAAGTAAGAGGGCATCCGGGATGGGGTGCTCCAGAAATAAAGTGTGCTGCGCGATATTTTGTATCTGGACAGAACGTCATCGGTTATCAAAATTTCATCTGATTTATGAGATGTATTAGTCATAAAAACCCCTTAGTTACATTGTCCAGGCAGATGGTGTAGCCGGCGCGCGCAGCTCATGGCTGTGGCCACATAGCTACTTTTTCTGTTAACAACTTCTACAGTGATCTTTGAGCCTTGAACCACCACCGTATAAGTTCTCTTTGTTTTCTGTCGCCCGTAGGCTCCATAAAGCTCAACGTGTTTTGCCAGTGCCGCATCGCACGCCTGGCGGCCCAGAGGGGAGTGTCTGCTTCGGTTAATCAATCGCATATACATTCCTTTATCGGGAGAGTTTCCCCTCCCAATCTGGTTAACCCACGTATTCCGGTTTCATGTCGTCCAGGGCGATGCGGAACTGGTCATACAGTTCATCACCGAGGTGGCGTTTCGCGCCGTTGAGAATGCCTTCAGCTTTAGCGAACAGTTCGACGGCTTCCGGTTCTCCGGGATTAGGTAGAGAGTTGATCGCGGCCTCAACTTTGTTTCGGGCGTCTACCATGAAATAACGCTGCACGGCTTTACCTTTCAGTTCGGTGAAAAGAACAGTGCCCAACACAGCTTTCTCTTTATCCAGATCCGCCCTGATGGCTTTTGCTGCATCGACCGATTCGGCGCGCTCAATGCGGTCACGGAAATCATCTGCCAGGGAATCAATATTGAGAGCTGAATCCTGCGCGCTGGTGGTGATGTCTGTTCCGCTGGTGATCTCTGCGACAGACATTCTTTGCGCCGGCGCCGGGTTTATTTCTCGCTCGGTCCTTTGTTCAACTTCATCCGGGCTGTAAACACCCAGGATGACTTCCGGGCAATACAGCCGTGCCCAGTATTTGACGCCCAGATAAGCGATCTGCTGTTTCGGGTTAGAAACCCACAAAGGAGAATTACGTGTGACGACTCCAGAGAGATAAAGTGGCTCCCCCCAGGTGATTTCTGATTCACCGCGCAGAATCGCGCCAACCTGGACGAATAACCCGATTTCGTCTTCATCAGTCCAGCCGCGCACCCGTTCTGTAACGCTGTATTTCCCATTTTTACCGTGTTTTTCCCTGGTAATTTCCTGCGTCCTTGTGCAACGTTCCCAGTCGCCGCCGTAGCGATAATGAAATCGACCGTTAATAGCGCTGGAACTGGCGATTACCGCGTTGACGAGCTGGGCTTCATATCCGAGCACGCCGTTTACCAGATGCGTTTTTTGCGCGACTGCATAGGGATTCATGCCCCACTGCATAGCCTGCATAACGATGGCCATGCAATCGGCTGGCTTACCTGCGAGGTGAGCTGGCACTGTCACTTGTGAATCAGCCATAAGGTTTGCGAAAGCAGTTAACTGACCGAGAGCCTGAACGTTAAAGATCGCGTTGCTAGCTGAAATGGTGTTTGGTGCCTGCTGTTCGGCTGTAACAATGTTAGTGTTTTCCATGACTGTTCCCCCTTATGCCTGTACGCGCAGCGCTTCGAGACGGCGCATATCAAAATCGTTAAGTTCTTCGGTGTAGTCTTCGGTAATCGGCGCCGGCCATTCGCCAGTGTCGAAACCGTTCGCGATGGCACGCATTGCTTTGCGATATTCCAGCATGCCAAGTTCCAGCAGTTCTTCGGATGCCTCGATGATGGCGATCCAGTGGTAGTTCTCGTCTTTGTTGACGAATATCCAGAAGAACTGGTCAAGGGCTGCGGTTTCGCAGTACATAGCCGCGCTCAGGTGGTAATCGCGCTCGATGATTTCCCGGTGCAGCTTCGCGCGCAGGCCTTCCTGCTTAATGTTCCACATACTGATGGTTTTCAGGTCCGCACCAATGCGCAGGCCGCCCATGTCTATTTCAAGGTCAGGGCGCACGCGAACTTCCAGCCCGGTTTCCTCATCAATGCCGAAATAGCTCACCTCGACGGCACGGCTCGGGTGCGTCAACAACTTGCCGGCGGTAGGGTGATTCAACAGTGCTTTCTGAATGGCCAGTGCCGTAGCCAGCTGCTGGCGGGTAACCAGCACTTTTCCTTCCGGGTTCTCGCGCCATGCATCCAGCAGCTCGTCGGCAAACACGGCATCCGGTTTTACCGATTTCACGGCTTGAATCAGATCGGCCTTTGTGCCAGAGACTTTCAGGGGCTGCGCCTTCTGTGCTTCCTGAGCAACCATGTCAGGATTAATAAGCGCCAGCTGTTCCAGTAAGACATCGCGGCCACCGCTGGTTTTCACCTGGGCGGGCAGGGTGGCGTTGTATTCTTTGATGCAGGCCTTCATTGCGGTGGCGGTTTGCTTCTGACCGTCTTCAATGCGCTGGAACTCAGCAGGTAAAGACATATAACCCTGGCCGGTTTCTTCAACTGATGTACCCAAGGGAACCTGGGCGGGCAGGTTCGCGTTGTATTCCTCCAGGAATCTCTTGATGTCCTCTGCGCTGAGCAAAACCGGAAGCCCGTTGTTGTATTCATCGATAAATGCGCGGATCGTCGCCGTCGTGGTGAAGGCGCCTTCCGGGATTTCCGGCTCTATACTGAATTCTTTTTCCAGCTGATCAGGCTGCAGCGCCAGTGCATGCACCAGATTGCCCATATCCAGAACAGGAGAGCGCACCTTCTGGATGGTTTTGGATACGTGGCGCGCCTCGAAAAACATCAGCGATACCCGCGCATCTTTAACCATCGTGGAGCTGATGCCGTTAGCGGCGTGGTAGACCTCATTTGGCACGCCTTCATATCGACCAGGCTCGAAATACTCCGGCCATGCTGGCGCTGCTTGTTCAGCCTCTTCCTCTTCATCGCTATGAGCACTCTCGGAAACCTGGCTTTTCAGCACTTCGGCGGTAAGATCCGGGCAGCGTTCAGCCAGTATTTCTCTCATGTTCACGGCAGTTGTTTGCGCAGGAGGTTCATCAGCGCCTTCGCCTGCTGATACCGCATTATCATTTTCGTCTTCGACCGGCTGAGCCGTTTCCATCTGCACATTGCTGGTGGTTTCCCCGGAATTAGCTGGATGTAATTTTTCTTCTGCAGCGCGCTGGCGCGCCTGGTCCACGATAGAAAGTGCTTGTGCTGGTGCTGGTGCTGGTGCTGGTGCTGGTGCTGGTGCTGGTGCTGGTGATGTCTGGCTATCCATCAGACCATCAATCGAAAAAACACCATTGCCCATGTTTGAAACTTCAGGCTGTTTGGGCTTGGTCAGGTCTTCGGTTATCCACTTCGGATCCGTGGGGTCACTGATACCTTCGACATATTCACCGCGTTCGGCGGCCAGAACCTGATTAGCGTCAGGGCGTTTCTTTTGAGCTTCTTTCACCAGTTCGGTGCCAATTACCTGAAAGTCAGTTGGGAGAGTTTCCAGGTCAGGCACACCTTCATCTCCATCGATAGCCTTTTTCACAGCGTCCAGAGTGACGGCGGCAGATGAAACATGACCAGCTTTTTCAAGCGTCTCAGCAGAAGGGGCATCATGTTTATGCTCGGTCAGATTCGCATTGATATAGGTCTGCAGACTTACCGGGAAATGATGAATATCGCTGGTGGCGCCACGAATAAGGGCAAAAATGGCTGCGCGGGAATAATCCAGGATGCCTGCGACCTTGCGCAGCGCTGCAGACCATTCCTTGAACGGACTTTCTTTCTTCTGGACGATCTCTTTGGCCCGGCGGTGAATTGATGCCGGGAAATTGTAGATATCGAAATCCATTGGCATTGTGGCCAGGGCTATTTCTACATCGAGCGTATCAAGGGTATGGGTGTAGTCAGGATTGCGATCGGTTTTATTACCGCCGCCAGCATTCGTACCTGCATCAGTTTTCATAACCGAAGAAATGCAGTTACCGGCAGCCCATTCCCTGGTGAGAATGCCGCGGTCGATCGCGTTAGTAGCGAACCACAGCTTTGCAAACTGGATACGCTTGCCGAGCTCATGCCGTTTCCCTTCGGGGAAGACTTTTTTATTGGCACTGGTGAATTTCCAGAGCGCCGGCATATCGTATTTTTTGATTTCAGGGATATTCTCGGCGGCCAGAATCAGATCCTGGACGGCTGCGTTATCAGTGTCCATTTCAAGAACTGACAACTCCTGCCGGTGAGGCATGCTGATATGATAAACGTGGTGTTCTTCGGCCATATACTGCGCCAGCAGCTGAGTGCGAAAGGGGAGTTCTGCCACGTTAAAAAGCGCGCTTGAATCGTTCTGGTATTCATCGCTACCGAAAGTTTCCACGGTCTCACCTTGTGTCGCGTCGCCAGTGGTATTGGCATCAACCGGCTCGCCACTAACGGGCTCAGCGGGTACTCCGGCATCATCGATGTGATGATCCGCTGGCGACTGACCTGGCTTCAGAGCCCAGGTGCGACCATCATCACCGAGCTGGTAGCGTTCGCACCATGAGTAATCGAGAACACCTTCCGCCGGCAGGTCATTGAATACCGGGAAATCGGTGCGAATAGGTTTTTGATAGTCTTTGCCGCGGCCTGTTTCGATCCCAGCGTCTTCCAGATCGACGTCGAGCTGCAGTAGAGCGCGGGCTTCTGATTTATTAGTGCGCCAGATTACGGCATCAGCTTTACCCGATTTTTGAGTCGCTTTTATCAGATAAAAATATTCCATGTGATAGCCTCTATTTTGGATGTAGAATCCCCCGGGCCATTGGTAGCGCCCATTCAGGGTGGTCATTGGTTTTGGTAATTTCCGGTGTAACTTTGGTCGGTGGCACCGGACGTACAGCCCGCTTCGGCGGGTTTACGTTAGCCCTCGTGAGCCATCTGGTCGTGAGAGGCGCAACGTTCAGAGCAATACTCTTTTTCTTTCCGTGCTAGCTGGTTCCCCTGGAGGTACAACAGGGTGCTTACCACTGGCTTTCCCTCGATTGCTTTACTGCAGTAACCGCATTTCTTCTGCATTCTTCCCCCTACATTTGCACCGTGAACCCGGCCGGATGCTCGTCCAGTAAACCTTTCAGTGGATAACATTCAGCTTTCACGTGTTGCTCTTCTGCAGCTGCCTTGCAGTCATTCTCAGTGTCGTAAACGCCGAGCAGGACATCCTGATTACCGCCCGTCAGCATGCTGACGGTGAGAACCAGGGCAAACATCGTGCTCATGAAGGGTCTCCTTTTTGCGCGAGCATGTAGCACACCCGGCGGATGAAAGCTGACAGCGGACTTAAACGAATAGCCTGCTGACGAGCGGGTTTGCGTGCGAAATCATTCATAGAAACAATCCCCTCAGTGCGCTGAAGAGCGCGATCCAGATGAAGAGCCCAATAACTGCTGAAATGATCAGGGCTCTGATGCCTTGCTTGCTCATTCCAACTCCTCATGTTTGCCTGTCTTTTAACCACTTCAGGCTCGGTGGTATGCTGGTAGTTCTCACACAGCCAGCAAAAAAATAAAAAATGTCAAAACTGACAACGATGGAAGTTGCTTGCCCTGATTGCGGAAGCGAGATGCTCAAGCGTCCCGATGATTTCGACTTTGATACAAATTTTGTTGGCGTCAGTTGTGCCAACTGTGGTCGAGAAATCACTAAGGACGATGTTGTTAAGCAAGGGACGGATGTTGTCAAAAAGCAGGTTGACGACATCCTCAGGGATGCCTTCAAGGGAACGGGCTGGAAGCTCAAGTAACCCCAGTAGTTCCTCGACCTGATTGATTACTTCCGTGGCGTCTATTTCGAGTTCAATAGGCGCCACCTTTACCTTACTCATCTCACCCTCATTGCCTTGTCGCCGGCCAGCGGAACGTTTATCGGAGCAACGCAGCGCGTTGTTGATGTGATGAGTTTAATCATTGCTAAACTATTCTGTAAAGTAAAAAGTAAACTTTTGTGCGTAAAAAATTGAAGCCTTCAGATCCTGAGGCCCAAATGAAGGAAGTGGTTGTGAAAGAACCAAAGCCCGCCTTTGATGAGATTTGGTTTGGGAGGCGTGAGCGTTAACTGCGTGAAGCCAGTAACTCTTTGAAAAGTTCGTTGAATTTATTGAACTTAGATTCAAATTCAATTAGCGCTTCTTTCTTTGCGGAGTCAGGGAATCCACGAAAAAAAGTAATGAGCTTAAGTTCTTCTTCACTCAACACAAGACTTGGCGGTGTGTTTTGGGAGTCAGAGGTGTCTGAGTCAAGGAAGCCTGAGGGCATTCCGTAATCTCTTTCTAACCTTCTTGCCGCTCTTTCGCCAAAGGAACTGCGGCCATTTATCAATTGAGATAAATAGCTTTTCTCTTTCTCTGGAAGCGACTTTTCTGAGAACCATTCCTTAAGTCGCCTGCGTCTAATTTCCTGTGTCGTCATAGAAAGCATTTTGATTAGTAATTTATAAACAAGCAAATACTTGACGTTTTGGTTTAGTATTTTATAAACTCACCGTAATCACATGAGGGAGCCACTATGCAACTTAAAGATTATCTAAACATGAAACGAGGCAGCTCCAAGGCCTTGGCTACAAAGCTCGAGGTATCGACTTCTTATCTTTCACAAATGGCATCTGGGATTGCTGCCATATCCCCATCTCGCGCCATACAAATAGAACAGCTTACGGAAGGCGCTGTTACCAGAGCAGATTGTTTCCCAGATGATTGGGAAACAATCTGGCCTGAGTTTATACCTCCTACAACTCCCCTAACTAACAGCTCCGAGCTTAATGGGGATTAACCATGCAAACACTTCCCTTTCAACAAAATACCGGATTCAACACCGGCGCTCTGATAAAGCGAAATCAGCTGAGAGAGTCAGATCACGACGGTATTCGCTCTGCCGTTCGCGCCTGGGCAGCAGCTGAAGGGCAGGACGTTGTCTCGGCATACATCATCGATGAGTGGCGACAGCAGGGCGGCGAGGAGATCGCGTTTCCTGATGACATCAGCCGAGCCAGACAAAAGCTTTTTCGCTACCTGGACAACCCGGCCGAGTCTGAACGTTATCGCGAGTACGTTCGCCTTCTTACCCCGGCAATCATGACCGTTCTTCCGCTGGAGTTTCGCCATCGCCTGATGCCCGAAGACAATTTTATGTCCCGTCTGGCTCGTCTGGAAAAAGAAACCAGCGAAGCAAAGATTGCCGTTGCTGTGGGGGCTCCACGCCATCAGAAGCTGAAAGAACTGAGCGAGGGAATTGTCGAGATGTTCCGGATAGACCCTGAGTTAACGGCGCCGCTGATGGCCATTGTCACTTCAATGCTAGGAGTGACGTGATGCTGGAACTCAGAAAGGTGAAAGCCGCGGTGCTGCAACACCTACGGCTTTCGTTGCGAATTAACTGGATCAATTCACAGGGGAAATTATGAACACTCACCAACTGAATATCAATAACGGGGGCGCCCATGGCTAAAAATTCTATCGACGCATACGGCGCCAGCGGCAAAAGCAATGTTCTTTTTTTCGAACCGGAAAGTTTGCATCTGGTTACCGATACAACACACCCGCTGTACGACGAACGAGTACACCTACCGCTTAATGAAGCTGTGATCCTCAACATCATGGAGCTTGGGGTACTCGAACCGATTATCGTGTGGAAGGACCCAGAGACAGGGAAAACCTGCGTGGTTTCAGGTCGGCAGCGCGTAAAGAACGCTATGGAAGCAAACGCCAGGAGAAAGCGGGCAGGGCTGGAACCCTGGCCGGTACCCGGTATAGCTAAGCGCGGCTCGGCAATTCAAATGGCCAAATACATGGTCAGCGAAAACGAGATCACGCAACCAGATACCCCACTGGGCCGGGCAAAAAAAATGGTTCAGCAGATGGAATACGGTCATGACGAAAATGACATTGCCCTGCTTTTTGGCTGCAGCGTAAAAACGGTCCAGGCAACCGTAGCTCTACTGGATGCTACGCAGGCCGTCCAGGCGGCGGTTGAGGCTGGAAAAGTCACTGTCACTCAAGCGCGTCAGCTGGTCGATATGCCACCGGAAAAGCAGCGGGAAACGGTCAAACAGTTAGAGGCAGCGGCAGAGGGTGTAACTGGCCACGAGAAAGCTCGCCGTCAGCGCGCTGTCCTTGGCGACACAAAGCCGCGTCTCAAATCCCGTAAGGAAATCACCCAGCAACTTCAAACCGCCAGTGGCGAATACGCTGAGGCTTTGCGGTGGGTGCTTGGTGATGAAAACACACCAGTTTAAGCAACAACGGGGTCTCTATGCGTGATTACGGCAAGGTGCATACATCATTTTGGATAAGCGATGGAATGCGCCGGGTATCGGATGACGCCAGGTTGCTGGCGCTGTACCTGCTCACCGGGCAACACACAAACATGATCGGGTGTTTCCGACTGCCTGATGGATACGTTTCGGAAGACCTTGCCTGGACTCCTGAAAGGGTTTCGAAAGGGTTTGATGAGCTATCGGCTAACGGTTTCGCAACGCGTGATTCGTCATCGAAATGGGTGCTAATTCGTAACTTTCTGACCTGGAATTCAGTTGAAAACCCAAACCAGGGAATTGCAGCACTTCGTTTGTTTGATCAGGTCCCGGACAAATCTACGGTGAAGCCAGAGCTGGCGCGGGTTTTAGCCTCGGCAATATCCCACATTGGTATCGCAAAACTAAAGGGTTCCGAAAGGGTTCTCGAACCGTTCCTTAACCAGGAACAGGATCAGGAGCAGGAACAGGATCAGGAGGAAGATAGTTCGGGGCATGGCTCCGCCACACCCCCTGAAGATCAGAACCAGGACGAAGGCGATAAACCTGAACCTCAAAAAATATACCCGAATGAGTTCGAGCAGGTCTGGTCGGTTTATCCCAGGCGGGCAGGGGGTAACAGCAAATCCGATGCCTTCAAAGCCTGGAATGCCCGAATCAGGGATGGAACCACTACGGCGGAAATCCTCGCAGGTGTGGAGCGTTACGCGGCTTTCGTAAAAGCCGAGGGAATCCTGAACACGCAGTACGTGAAACAGGCGAAAACGTTTTTTGGTCCCGGTATGCATTTCAGCGAACCGTGGGCGATTCAGCAGGCGCCAGGAACTCGAGATCCCAATCAGATTTCGGAACCTGACAAAACCATCCCAGCGGGATTCAGGGGGTAGCGATGAAAAACTTTGTTCGTACCGGGAATGCACTGGAGCGATTTAAAAAACTCATTCCCCCTGGCGTTCAGCCTAAATTCGGCAGCGTTGATGAATGGCGTGCCTGGCAAGCCGAAGAAGGCCGTAAGCGCTGTGAGGAACTGGAAAAACAAAACCAGCGCGCACGTGCAGAGAAAATCTTTGGACGTGCAGGAATTCAGGATCTGCACCGCGGCTGCACATTCGCGAACTATCAGGTTGAGTCGGATGGCCAGCGTCGGGCGCTCTCGATGGCGAAAAGTTATGCGCAGCATTTCGGCTCTGGGTTTGCGAGTTTCGTATTCAGCGGAGCACCGGGCACCGGGAAAAACCATCTGGCGGCAGCAATCGGAAATCACCTGCTGGCTGGTGGCCGCTCTGTGCTGGTGGTAACCATTCCGGATCTCATGCTGCGTGTTCGGGAATGTTATGACGGCGGGCAGTCAGAGGCGTCCTTGCTGGACGATTTGTGCCATGTGGACCTGCTTATTCTGGATGAGGTGGGTATTCAGCGCGGAAGCAGCGGTGAAAAAGTCATCCTGAATCAGGTTATCGATCGCCGGCTGTCCTCCATGCGACCTGTCGGCATCCTAACCAACCTGAACTATGAATCGCTGAAGGAAACACTGGGTATGCGGATCCTTGACCGTCTCCAGATGGACGGCGGTATGTGGGTGAATTTTGAATGGGACAGCTATCGCAAAAACGTGCGCCATTTGCGTGTCGTTAAGTGAGGTATGTATGGCTAGAGCATTGTCAGCAGTTGAGCGCAGAGAGTACGTCCGCGCAGTGATTCGGATCACCAGACATCAGGGGCGACTCACGACCGCCGAGACAATGAAAAAACTGGGGCTGAGCCGCGCTACTGTCCAGCGGTATTTTTCCGAAGCAGAAGCGACTGGCGAGGTTATCCGGCATGGTCGTTTGGGGCTTTTCCGCGATCAGCGGGCCGTCATCGACTTTGACATGAAGCGCTTTGGCCTGGTGCCGAAAGTTGCTGTTGGGATGAATTACAGCCTGCTTGGTTGCCCCGTATTCCAGCGTTTCCTCGATATTCAGGAAGTCATTTTTACCTGTACGCCTGCATCGTCATCCCGGGAGGCCGTATGACAATCGTAAAAACCCATACCGGCACCGTGATCACCAAAGACGGTCTGCAGGTAAAAAAACTGCACCAGACAGAGCGAATGTGGGTCGTCGGCAAAAATGAGTTTTACCACAAAGAAACCGGGCGCCGTCACTTTGCAGAAAATACGCGCCGCCGACTGCTGCTCGACACCATCAAGCCTATCGGGGTGAAGCATGTTTAAACAGAACGAAAAATGTATCGCTCAAATTGCTGAGTATATCCCGCGCGCCTGCCGGGGTATGCAGCTGCAGGAGGCCAAAGCGCGCCTGGAGAAAAAAATTGCGCTCTATATCGATGACAGCTGTGATGCTGCCGTTCTTAATGCGGCCTTTGCGCCAGCTCTTAACAGCCATACGAGGGAGTCTTTTTTTTCGTGCATCGCAGCGCAGCTGCATGAGGGGGCCAAATGAACAACTCACTGCTTATTTTATGTATCAAAGATACCGAGGGATAATGAACTGTAGGTGAGATGTAACCGGCCCGTCAGAACTGGCGGGCCGGTTACATCTCATGCAGTTGCTTGACGCCATTACACAAAGCGTGTTGGCGTGGCGGGGATACGAGCGCGCGCGACCGCGATATATTGTGTGGAGAACCCAATTGTTGTAATGTAGCAGCAAAATTATCCAACTGACTGATAAAGCAGGTAAATGAATAATGGCAATAAATAAACTTAGTTATCAGTGTCTAGAGACAGTTTTTGGTGATATTCCTGCATTTACTTTCTCTATGAAGGTAAAAGAATTGATCCCCATGTATTACGTTGCTGTTCGAGGGCGAGATAATGAGGAAGGAGCCGTTCAGCGTGTACTTAATAGTAGAAGAATAACAAGTATTAAAAAATATGTTCTTGATGGTAATATATTCTTTAGTTCATTTATTTTGAACTGGACGAATGCAGATAAAAAGATTGTAGTTAAAGATGGTATCATTTCTTTTGATTTTATTCCTGCATCTATTCAGGTTATTGATGGTCAGCATCGATTAGCTGGTTTAGAAGAAGCTATGGAGGAAGATCCTAAAGTTGGTGAAATGGACATATTAGTTACTTTATGTGAATCATTAACAACGCCACAAGCAGCAAAAATTTTCTTAAATATCAATACAGAACAAAAACCAGTACCTAAGAGCTTAATTTACGATCTTTTTGGTGAACTCGAAGACGATGAAACGCATGCGATAAATCGTATAACTGACATTGCTCGTGAGCTAAATGATTTAGAGACATCTCCGTTTTATAAGTTAATAAAGTTTCCGGGGTCACCTCGTGGTGTTGGTAATATCGAGTTATCTACTATTGTTCAATCCTTAAAAGAGCATGTTAAGCCAGCGGGAACATTTGCGAAATATAATATTAGGACATATGATAATCAACGCAATTTGATCATAAACTTCTTCAATGGCATCAAATACTATTACGACAAAGAAAATATTTGGAATAGCAAAGCTAAGAATCCATTTGTAAAAGCCGCTGGCTTTGCGGGTGCTGTGGATTTCTTGACTGAAAAACTACTTTCACAATGCGTTGAAAGGAAATCATTTACTGTTGATACAATAAAGTCAATTATTTCGCTAGAGAAATCGACACTTATTACCTGGGATGAATTAAAGAATCATGATGGTAAAACAGCAAGGAAAAGAGTGAAGGAATTGCTGGAAGAAAACGTACTGTCATCACTACCGTCTCAGGATGAATATGAATTTTAAAAGATATCTCTGTCAGGAGTTTATTGAGGCTGAAGTGGGATGCTCGGATCCCACTCAGTTAGGTCAATATAAAGATAGAATTGATTCGATTCAGTTAAGTGCTAGTAAATTGTCAGACTTGAAAAATGCTATAAGGACTGACTCGACAGATGTTTTTTACAAAGCATCTGTAAGTTTTTTGGAGTCACTATACAGCCTTAGAAGGGGGCATTCATCATGGGCCATAATTAAATTATATTATTCCATTTTTTATTCGTTAAGAGCTTTCTTGCTTCTTGAGGGATATTCTATTTTCAAAAATGGAAAAGGGGATATATTTTTTTTAGAGTGC